GGTCCTTCCTTCTTGCTGCGCGGACGGAGGAGTTCCATCAGGCGCGGGTCGAGGTCGGCCACGGTGGAGATGGTGAAGTCGTATTCGTCGGTGCCGTGGATGATGAGGTTCTGGACGTTCTGCGGGATGTCCGTGCCCTTCACGAGAATCTTCGGCTTGCGGATGGCGGTGAAGCCGCCCTTGGACTTCAGGAATACCTTGTGGGTCGGGTAGAAGTAGCTCGATACGAAGGACGGGATGATGACGACGTCCTTGTCCTCGGCGACGAGCTGGAGCTGCACGAGGGCGGTACGGAGCTCGTTGTTCGGGACAACGATTGTATCGGCGTAGTCGAGGCAGTCTGCCACGAGCTTGGCCTCGATAATGGTCTTGTTGCGGGCTGCCGGGGCATCCCAGACAAATTCATCGAGCGCGTACACTACGCGGAGAGTGAGTGAACGGAACTCGTTCGCGCCCTTCATGTACTCGTCGTACTTTTCCTGGTCGGCCTTGAGTGATTCGGCCTCTTCCTTCCAGCCCGGTGCGACCTTCGAGAAGGCTTCGCGCATGCGTTCCATCATGATGTCGTTGAACTGGCGGTTGATGATGTTGTCGACCCACACGACGCTGTAGCCGGAGAGGTCCGGCTTGGTACGGCAGAAAGTCTTGCTGTCCATCGAGGTGAGCGTCACCTCGGCGATGGAGCTGTAGAACTGCTTGAACTGCTGCATGGCGTTGTAGCCGCGCACACATGCGAGACGGGAATTGTCGTCCGTCACGTAGAGGACGTTGAATTCGCGCTTCGTTTCCAGGATTTGTGCAATCCGGTCTTCGATTTTCTTGGAGAAATCCATCATATCACTAGTTTCCTTGCTCTTTGTGTCCCGGCGCAAAGCAATCTGTGCTGCCGTAACCTTCTTTGCAAGGAAAACTAGTGCATTTACTAAAGTTTTTTACCGTAGGTGGCCAAAATCCCCAAAATTTTCTGCTTCGGGTCCTCGCCGGACCAGAAAGTGGGCAGCTGCTCGGGGTAGCGGTCCATGTACATCTCGGCCATGGTCAGGCTGTCGGCCTTCAGGAGCTGCCTTGCCTCCTCGTCGTCGAGCCTCTTGGCGTCCTCGATTGTCTCCACGTCACCGCCGTAAGGGACGCTCTTGACGTAGAGCGGCTTGTACTCCATGAGCCTCTTCTTGCGGGCGCTGGACTCGTCGTACGGCCGGTCGTTCCTGTGGTAGTAGCGGACGAAGCAATTGGTCAGGTCGCCGAGACCCTCCAGGTGCTCGTCGTCCACGTCGACGAACTTCGGGGAAAGGTCGTTCTCGATGAACTCGATGCCCATGTCGTCGTTGATGACGTAGTATCCGGCCGTCGTGTCCACGTGGGCGAAGCTCAGGTGGTACGGCGTCCCCATGTAGAGAATCGAGGCGTCCGGGTCCTTGCCCTTGTTGTATGAACGGCAGTGGTAATGGCCGCTGAACACGTAGTTCGCCGCCTTGTAGAACTTCTCGGCGGGCAGACCGACCTCGGAAATCTGTCCGGCCTCCATCAGGCAGCCCATGATGTCGAAATGCCCGAACAATACCGTATTCGCCTTCGTTGCCTTAGGCTTCTTCGCAAGCTTTGCCAGCCATTCGCTAGTGGCCTCCATCTTGTCCGGGAAAATCCAGGGCACCATGTACCAGGTCTTTCCCAGGAGCTCCAGCTTTTCGACTCCCTCCCTGTACACGTGGACGTTCGGGATGAGCTCAAGGAGTTGCAGGGAGCTGAGGGAGGACTTGTTCTCGTAGAGGTAGTCGTGGTTGCCGGCGATGATGTGGATATCGAAGTCCTTCATGTCGTCGCGGAACAGCTTTATAGCGTACGCCATTACTTCTATCGTCATGAACGCGTGGATTGTAAATACGTCACCCGAGAACAGGACGGTCTTGATACCGCGCGCCCTGAAGTCGGCAATCATCTTCTGGTGCAGGGCGACCTGTCCGGCCACCACGTGCTCCTTGATTCCTGAACGCTCGCACTTCGGCCCGAGGTGAAGGTCGCCTACTAATCCAATGGGCATGGTAATCTCCTTTTCGTATGGGATGCTCAACACCAAATATAGCAAAAACGGCCGGCATCGCTGATGCCGACCGCCATCGTCATGGAAACAGCCGAAAAATTACTTCTTCTTGGCCTTGAGGGCGGCGATGGTATCCTTGAGCTTGGCGATGGTATCCTGTGCCTTTGCCAGCTTTGTGGCTGCGGTTTCGGAGGTCTTTGCCAGCTTTGCCGTGGCGGAGGCGAGGGCCTTATTGAGCTTAACGTTTTCGGCGGTGAGCTTCTTGATGGTTGCCTTGGCTTCCTTGTCGGTTGCGGAGCAGCAGCATGCGGATGCGACGTTTTTAGTCATTGTTCATTCCTTTTCGTTGAGTTTTTGTTTATGATGAAACAAATATAGCAAAATTTACGCGTCATGGCGTGCCGGACTTGTCCTCGATGGCCGTCGGCGCGTTGCGCTCGTCGAACTCCCTCTGGATGTCCGCGGCGGTCTCCCTGTCGAGCTCCTCGGTCCACTTGGCAATCCAGGCGTTGGTGTCCTGTGCGGTGACCTCTATCGAGCCGTCCTCGTTGACCTTCGTACCGCCCGCGCCTGCCTCGGCGACGGCCCCTCCCGGGCCCACCGCGGCGGTGGTCTTCTGGGAATGGATTTCCTCCTCCTTGCGGAGGGTAACCAGGGTCTCCCGGATGCTGTCCAGGGTCTTCAGTATGATTGCATACTGCCGCTGGTAGTTGGCGTAGTCGTCCGGTTCCGGGTTGACCAGGTCCTCCAGGTCCTCCTCGATGCGGTCGAGCACCTTCTTGCCCCTAGCGAACAGCTCCATGTAGTGGTTACGGAGAGCCTTGCGGTCCTCCTCGAGCGATTCCAGGCTGAATCCGGGAACGAGCCCGTCGTCCGACTCCGCCATCTTCTGCTTGGTGGCGACAATCTTCGCCTGCGTCTTGAGGTTCTTCGCCTCGTCGGTAATCCTCTTGACTTCCTTCTTGGCCGATGCGAGCCCTTCCTTGGTGGAGCCCTTCGGCAGGCCGAGTGTCTCCTCGACTCCCTCGAACGGGTTCTCCTGGGTTACCTGCTTGGGCTTCTCCTTCTTCGGCTTGTCGGCGGATACCGGGTTTGACGTGAAGTCCACGTCGAACACGGTCTCGGCGTCAACCGTATCATTCTCGTTCAGTTCGCTCATCCGAGTACCGCCTTCTTCTGTTCGACGGGAACCCCGTCGACTACCGGCTTCTTACCTTCCGCTAGCGTGCGCGTGGTCTGCTCCGGGAGTTCCTCCGGCGTTACCTCGTCAGGGTCCTTGCACCAGCCCTTCCGTGACAATATCTTGAGCAATCCGTGCCCTATCATTTTCTTACCCCCACTATAATCTGGCCGATTTCCTGGCCGAAGTTGTGTACCCTGGTCATCGCGTCGGCGTTCCTCGGGTAGTACCTAATCTTGTCCTGTATGTCCTCCAGGAACTTCACGAACTCCTCCTGGCATTCCAGGCGTTCCTTGAGGTCGGCGAGGTCCGGGTCCCCCTCCACCATGATGGTCTCCCCTTCCTTGGAGGGAATCCACTTGTGCTTGGTGGTGGAGATGCGGATGTAGACCTCGCAGCGCTTCTTGGAGTATTCCTTCTTCAGGGCGATGAGCTTGAGCTTGTTCTTGAACGCGAGCATCGCGATATGGATGGCGTTCTCGCCCATGTTGTAATTGCCCTGCTTGTACACTATGTTGGCGTCCGGTTCCCCGGCGTCGTTCGTGGTGCGCAACGCCTCGGCACACCAGGAGCGCAGCCGCTGCATCTGGATGTTCACCGGGGCGTTCTGGTCGCCGACCATCTCGTTAATCGCGTCTTCGTCTATATGAAATGATGCCATAGGTTTCCTCGCCAGGAAAACTAGAAACTTTTATATCAAAATGCAAACGAAAAGGGGCCCGGAAACCGGGCCCCTTGATGATTTTGCCTGTAGATTACTGCTGGCCGGGCTTGATGACCTTGTAATCCGGGTTGAACCAGATGTTCCAGCGGTCGTACGTGAGCTCGAAGCCGAACTTCATGAGCGTGGCGTTGCTGTAATCGAGCGTCTTGCCAACGGTGACCTTGGAAGGCCATGCGTTGATATAGCGGATGCCCATGATTACGTTGCCGTACATCCAGTCGTACAGCTCGAGTGTCACGTGGTGGTTACGAAGGAGAACCGCCGTGGAGTTCAGGTAGTTCTCCTGCTGGCCGAGGCCGAGGTACAGCTTGTTGGTGCTATCCACTTCAAGACGGTTGCGCTCGGGGTTCGTGTCCCCCTCGCCGGTCTTGTTGAGGATACCGCTGTTCAAGCAGCACTGGTTCCATGCAAGCATCGTCTCGTAAGCCCTGCCGTCTTCGAGGAGGAGGGCGTTGAGCGTCGTCGTCCCGGCGAGCTGCTGCTGTTGCACGGGATACTTCTTCTCGTAGCCCATGTACCAGATTGGCTCGGACTTGATGACGGCATCAGGAATCTTGGCGCCATCGGAAATATGGAGGGTGAACTCCTTCGAGCTAGCGAGGGTTTCACCGAATCCATAACCGTTGGTCGGCTTGAGGCCGATTGCCTTGAAGATACCCTGGTCCACACAGAGACGCCAGCGGGTGCTTCGCACCGGGTCCGGCAGGTGGTCGATGTTAGACGCGAAGAAAATCTTCTTCTTGTCTGTCACTTCAACGCCATAAGGTTTGTTCGCCATTTATGTATCCTCCTTTGATTAGCGGGCACCCGTAGAGATGTCGGTTGAGATGACGTTCCCGGTAGTCCTGCTGAGAACGTTGGTCCTCAGGTAGATGTAACGGGTACTGGTTGTCGGATACAGCATCAGGTCCACATAGAGCTTATGGGCCTCGATGACTTCCGGCGGGTTGTTGGTGTCATCACAGATGACGTGGCTACCCTCTTCCAGGCCGGCCGGGTTTTCAGCCATGAACTGGTCGAGCTTCTCCTGGAGGTCGCCGCTAATCTGCGCACGGAGTGCCGTGGTGTTGAGGCGGAACACGCGGGAGTCGAGGTAGTTGTAGAACATCTTGTGAATGCCTGCGACGAGCATAGTGACGTTAATCGCATTGAACGCAGTGTCTTCCATCTGCATCGTGAAGTCACCGTAGCAGTAGATGCCCTTCTTGTTGGAGCGGAACGGGTTCACGTGGATGTCGCAAAGCCTTGCGATATCGGATTCCGGGTCTTCCGGGTAGTTGAACTTGCGTTCGTACTTCAGCTTACGGCACCATGCGCCAGGAATCATACCAGTGTCCTCACCTGCCGGCACGTGCCAGAAGATTGCGGCCCTACGGTTCGTCGTGATGAGCGAAGCCATCGGGATGGACGGGGCGATTTCCACGTTGGACTTGGTGATGATTGAATCGTAGAAGATTGGACGTGCGTCATAGATTGCGCCCCAGCGGCCGAGGGTAGAACCGAAGCGGCTTGCCGGAGAGTCAAGCTTGAGCACCTTCTCGATGCGGGGGTCGGCCACACCGTCGAACAGAGCGAAGCAGTCCTTACGGAGTTCGCAGATGTTGAGGACGGCCTGCATGAGCTGGGTGTTGAGCGTCTCGTAGCCCTTCAGCCCGAAGTTGTTCAGGCCGAGACCGGCACCGACGAAGAAGGTCACATCGGACTTGTCCTTGTCGAGATACAGGTTGAAGGCGTTGGAGAGCGTGCTCGTGGACATGTTCTTCAACGGGTCATAGGTCCAGACTGCGTTGTTGATGATTGCCGGGTCTTCCGTATTGAAGGCCGGGGCAATCGTCGTGCTGGACGGGATGGCCTTGACGGTTCCGTCGAGCTGGACTTCGCCGGCGACCGTAGCGGAGAGGTCGTAGGAGTTGTCCTCGCGGAACATTTCCATGACGCCGCTGTCGTTCAGAACGAAGTAGACACCGGAACCTTCCAGCTCGACTTCGGCGGAATCACCGATGTAGAGCTGCATGTCATTGTAGACATACTTCACCACGGTACCGTCGAACTCGTAGAGAACGCCGTTGTACATGTAGGCGACGGAGAGATACAGCCTTGCGACCGCCTCGCCCTCGTCGGTGAGGTCGTACACCTTCACGGTATTGCCGGTGAAGTTGACGTCGATGTAGCGGATGTTGGCGAGGCCGAGACCCACGAAGGTGGCACCGATGTTGGTATCGGTAAGGACCTTCTCGGAGTGGTCGACAACGAGTTTGTCCGCCCAGTTGAGGTACTTGAACACTGCCGTGCCGTCATCTTTGACGAACGTGCCGTCAAGCAGGACAGCCGGGGTCTTGTTCTGCACATTGACAGGAACCATGACCGTGTAGTTGCCGATAATGTAGATATCGGAGTAGCCCTTGGACACCATGACAATGGCCTTGGTGATGTCTCCGGCGACAATTTCCGGGGGAACATCGGTGCCATCAGCAATGGAGCCCTCCACGTCGACCTTGTCGAAGACAGCCGTGATAGTTTCACCGACGGAGTCGATGGAACCGGTTGCCTTGCCCGTTACGCCGGTGATTGTCGCAGTCACCTTGTCCTTGGCCTTCACGTACTCGGAACCTGTGGTTACGGTAACCTTGAGGTTTGTGACGGTATAGACTGGCTTCACTTCAGGCGTATCGACTTCCGTTTCCGCCGTTGCGGTGATAGCAACAGTATTCCCGCCGATTGTGCCCGTTACAGGTGCAACCGGGTGTTCCTCGGAGGTCGTCGGCTCGCTGCCTTCAGCGAACGTAGCGGTGAACTCGCCTGCTGCATTGACGGTACCCGTTGCGGTGACTCCGCCATAGGTAACGGTAATCGCATCGTCTGCGGTGTACGAATCCGTTACGGTACCCTTAATGTCGATGACCTTGTAGACGGCCAGAGTGCCGGCGGTCTTCTTGGTGTAAGTCGGCGTGCCGGTAATTGCTGAAACAGTCAATTCGGCAGGAGTCTTGCATGTATCGGCCGCGGCATACACTACCTTGTTTGTCTGTGTCAGGTTTAGCAACTGGAAATTGAGCTTGGTTGCGTCGGCCGGAAGCACATCGGACACGATGGCGTCGTAGAACGTCACGGTGTCGGTAATCGGGTCGGACGTCTTCACCTTGCCGAGCCAGAGGATGTTGGCCTTGCCGAGACCGCCATCGCCTACTGCATCGAGTTCCAGGTCCACGCTTGCGCGGGTAATCGCAACGATGTCGTCGGTGACGAACTCGAGCGCGCCACCCGGGGCGAGCTTGACACTGGTCTTGTCTTCGCTGATGCTGAGCGTGCCGTCTTCATTCTTGGCGATGTCACCGAGAATGTTTGCATGCCCGTAACCGAGTTCCTCACCGCGCATGATTGAGACGAGGTCGTTGGTAACGTCAGCGACAGTAGATTCTTTACCGACAGTAAGCACCTTCGTGCCGACACTGTCGACCCATGTGGATGCAACGGTATTGTCGATAGTCCATTCGGTGGCGGCAAAGATGCTCTGGTCAAGGGTATCTTCACCGGCATAGGTAAGCTGGAATGTTTCTCCGTCCTGGCCGGTAACCTTGAACTCGGCGGACCTGTCAGCCCACCCGACGGTAACCGTATCACCGACCCAGATGGAATCGGGTGCAGCAACCGTTGCCGTAGCGACCTGGCCGCTGCCGGCGGGGATGGTGCCACTCATCGTCGCCTTGGTGGCCACGCGGACATACACGTCGTTGGAGTCCTGGTCGTGGAATACGATGGAGCTTCCGGACGGGATTGCCTTGAGCTTTGCGAGCCCTTCCTCGTCGAGATGGAGGGAACCGAACGTCTTGGCACCCTGGCCGGCAACTGCCGTCTTGACGGACAGGTAGTCATACCCGTCGGCGATGGCGTTGGCGTCATCGTGATAGAGGAGCGTTACGGGACTATAGTTGAGATTCAGGTTGGTCTTGGTCTGCTCGTCCTCGGCCTTGAGCGTAACAGTCTTGTCCACGATGTTGGTTACGCGGAACGTGCTGATTGTGGTAACATGCCCGGAAGCCGGGCCGTAGACGATATCGTCGATGGCGAAGCCGACCTTGCCCTTGGTAACGACGGTAAGTTCGCCGGAAGCACGATTAGTGTCGTCCTCCATGTCCGTATCCAGGTCGAAACTGGTGTAGGCACGGTTTGCACCGCTCGGGTCGGCGTTCATCAACGCGAACATGACCATGTCGGTCTCGCCACGTGCGGAACCGCCCTTGCTGACGTAGTTCTTCTTGTCGTTGAACACATCGTCGGCAGCGTCTACGTTGAAGTTCACGTTGCTGTTGTTGACGATGGTCTCGCCAACGTTGTTAATCTTACGCGTAACGCCGTACCTTGCCGCGCCGTCGGTCTTGTACCTCGTAGAGGCGAAGAAGTCAATCTTCATCGAGGTCTTGTCGGTGTTTTCCTTGTTATTGACCGCGTTACGGTCGAAGGACACCACGAAGGTATCCGTCTTCAGGTCACGCTTGAAGTCGTCGGTACGGTCGATTTCCTCGCCGTATGGACGCACAAACTCGACGTAGCCACCCGCGTTCAAGACTGCGCGGGCCGCGTACATGCCCTGGTTGTAACGACTGTTGTTGAATCCGAGGCCAAAATACGTGTCCTGCTGTGCGGTGTTGGTAAGGAGCTGAATCTTGTTCAGCTCGCCCCTCGGGGCGAAACCAACGACACCGGCAGTCGCATTCGGGTTCTCGACCAGGCTATATCCGGAACGGTCGTGGAGTTCAATGCGTACCCCGGGCGCTCCCATACGTGTTGCCATAATCTACCTCACGGTTTGGTTAAATATTCTGGCGGAAGTTTATGCCGTGGTCACATTTTTTTCCACTTTTCGGGGCAGAAGGCAATAAACTTGGTAAAAACGGCCCAAATCGGGGGTAGAATATATGGACAAAAGGGAACTCAACAGGAGAATAAACGGCCTGAAGGACGCCTATCCGGACGAACTGGCCCTCATCGAGGGTATCCAGGACCTCCTCAACAAGAAGGTTGAGGTAATCTCGGAAAAGAACCGCCAGGCACTCCGGCAGTTCCCGATGCAGTTCACCCGCCGGGTAAGCCTCGGCGACGGGGAATGGACTACCACCCTCCACATGTGGGCGGACAACATGGTAGACACCCTGCTGGAAATCGACCCGCTAATCCTCACCTGCACCAACTCGAAGGGCGAGTCCGTGCTGCACTCGCTGGTGTTCGCCGCGACGGGCCGGTTCACCCAGATGGTGAACTACGACCTCATCCAGAAGCTCCTGGACAAGAACATGAGCTATATAGAGATGACCATACCCAACAACGTGAACTCCAAGGTCGAGGGGAACGCCTGGGTATGCAAGGACGCCCTCCAGAAGACACCGATGGACTACCTGGTGGACTTCGCCAACGGGGACGGTGACGCCGCACCCGACGAGAGGCTGCAGCAGATGCTGTACGCGTTCGGCTCGGAACCGGCCGTGGAACCCCCGGTGGACAACACCCCGCAGATGCCCGTCACCGACGAACAGCTCATGGCCGTCGACCAGCAGAACGGGGTCGGCCCGGACGGCCAGGTCAACCCCGGGGCGGTCCAGCAGGAACCCCAGTCGAACCTCCCGGACACCCCGGACCTCTCCGCTGCGCAGAAGCAGCAGGACGCGGTCAACGCCGGGGCCGCACCGGAAAAGCCGGTACAGGGCTCAGAAAAAGAAATAAGCGCGGCCGCACCGGTCGCGCAGGCTGCCGCCAACGGCAAGCCGACTGAAAAAGACGACAAGGAGTCGCCTATCCTGGAGACCCTTCTCGGGATGATTTAGTTGCCTTCGAAATTTCCCGCTTCACCCGGTTCACCCCGGCGGCGATACCGGAATCCTCGACAAACTGACGCATTGCAGAGCCGTCGCGGAGGGCTTCCACTCGGAAGCCCTTCTCTATTGCCATGCGGGCCTTCTCCTCGTCCAGGCCGAACTTCTCCATCATGAACCTGACGTTCTCGTCCAGCTCACTTGCCTTTTCCGTTGACCTTGGCTGCGTGGACTTTTCTGTTGGTTGTTTTCTTCTTGCCATAAAGCTCCAGCAGTTTTTCGGGCTCGAACACCCTTATGTACTGCTCCTCTATCTTATCCAGGTCGAACACGCCGTAAGGCATGCTACGGACTACGTCGTTGTTGCTGAGCCCGGTCACCTTCATGATGTGGTCAATCTGGTCCTTCTTCTCCTTGAGCACGCTGCCCTTTACCCTGCACCAGCGGGTATCCATGCGGACACGGTTCAGGCCCTGCATTGCCATCGCCTGTATATCCTTCGGGAGGTGCGAGAAAGAGAGTTCGTTGAACTCGTGGGCGACCTTGCGCATTTTCTGGTCCATCGAGATGGCCTGGACGACGTTGTACAGCTGGAACTCGTCCTTGTCGAGTTCCGTCACCGGGAGCCCCTGTCTTCGCTCCTCGAGGAACCTGAACGGGTCAAACGCCATTCTGCACCTGCTGTACCTGTTGTTCACTCTGGGCAGGCTGCTGCGGCTGCTGTACCGGGTCGAGCGGCATCTTGCCAATCATCTGGCACTGGGCAATCATCATCATGACATCCGAAAGGAATTCCATGAGTGTCACTTCCTGGTTCACCTGGGACTGCGTGGCACGGACGGCCTTGCCGAGCATGGAGGCGAACTGTATGTACATGAAGTCAATCTGCCCGTTGGTCGGAAGCGGGATGCGGTTCATGAAGTATAGTCCGAACGGGATGTATACGCTGCGGAAGTCGTTCACGTTGGCCGAGATGAAATACCGGAGCTTCCTCGGGTCCATCATGATTGTCAACTGGTAGATGTTCTTGATGGTCTCCTCACGGATGACGTTCGGGTGCCCGACGATGCTACCGTTGTTCTCAAGGAACGTCAGGTGCATCGCGTTAATCATCGAACGTATGTCCGGGTAGCATGCCTGGATGGTCTCCACCAGGGTATCCTTGGAAACCGTACCGCCAGTGAACTTGGTCTCCTCAAGTGCGATATGCTTGAGGCGCTTGAAAATGCGCTTCTTGTACTCGCTGTCGTCACCGGGATGGTCGAACGCAATCGGTGTACAGCGCGACCTGATGGCGTCCGGGATTCGCCAAATCTCGTTACAGGTAAGGATAAAACGTAGGTTGGACGAGGTTGCCTCGATAAGCGACTGGAGCTTACGGTAGAAACTCTCGGGGTTGCTGGGATGGTCGGCTTCATCGATAACGTAATACTTCGGGAGTCCATTACCTGAACGGTACATACCGCCTTCCTCGATGCTGTCAAGGATTTCTGAGTCCCTCTGTGCATACAGGACAACGCGCTCGGCACCGAGCATAAGCGGGAAAGCCTCGGCCAGACTGGTCTTGCCGGTCCCCGGTACACCGGAGTGGAATATGTAGTTGTTGTAGCCGCCGAGCCTGAGGGCATTGCGTACTATGTTATCGAGTTTCTGTGGAAGAATAATCTCGTCAAGGTTCTTTCCACGGTGCTTCTCCACCCACGCAAGAGTACGGTCTTCGGAAACATCAACATTGGCACTTGCCTGTATTGGCATGCCGGTAATCAAGTCTAATTCTTCAGCCATAGGTCAATCCTTTTACATAAATATAGCAATAAACTGTCTATTATGAAAACGATGGCGAAATTTATCAGGCAGATTGCCGGGTCAGACAAGGAGCTTTACGAGCAGGTTACCGGGATTTACCGGGGTCTTTTCGAGAATTCCGCCACGGACATCAACGTGAAGCAGATTGCCGCCCAGCCGGGAACCTGCCAGCAGGGAATCGTACCCAACGAGAACCTTGCAAACGACAAAGAACCGCCAGAGGATGAAACCGTGGCGGCTCTAATGCAGAATTCCTATGCTTCCAGGTTCGGTCGCGGTACAGGTCCGGTGGTAAACCCGGGACGGACGTCACTCGGAATGTGGGGCGGAACCGGTCCGCAGAACGTCAATGCTTCTACGGACGCTCCCGCATCCTAATCATCCAATACATTCCTGAGGTCTTTCCAATAGTTATGCCACAGGAGAAACCTGTGCAAGGACATGAACGCATTGTAGACAGATGCGGTTAGCGCAGCTATCGTCAACAGCATATTACCAGCAATATCCATCGCCTCCATGCTGGCACGCACAGTTGGTTCCATTATATTAACCATATAGTTGGCAATAAATACAATAGCTATTTCCAGGAAAAATGCCGCTATGCACGCATGGAACACCATGTGAAACATCCACCATCCGGACTTCGTTAATTTACTTGACATCGGATTTATCCTCCTTCTCCTTGACCGGCCAGCGGCCACATGACTGGAACTCGGGACATTCGTGGAGATACTGGCAGTTCGGGACCAGGACATCGGCGAACTCCGGGTTAGTCTTTAGCACTTCCCGCACTATTGCACGCATAACCTTCTGCGTATCGACATCGGCCTTGCCGCAGAGGCGTTTCCTGGCGATGTACATCAGTTCCGGCGCGTCGATGTACATGATATGCGACACCGGGGAATCCTGGGGAGCCTTCCGGCGGTCATAGTTGTCCTGACGGTCATTCCTCTGCGACTGCACGAAATGTTCCACACCAAACTTATGGGTGCGGAAATGGACGGAAATGTAGTATGGGATTTCCATCCGTATGACAAAGTGAAGATAGCGTATCGGCGAATGCTCCGACTTCAGGTACTTCTTCTTCAATGCCAGCGACATCTCCTTGTCCATGAGATACTTCTGTCCAACCGTATTCAACGCCAGCAGCTTCACCCACTGCCAATCCTCTTCCGTGGGGTGCTTGAGCACCTCTACATTGATTTCACTCATAATATCTCCTAAATCAGTTCGAGCATAGCGTCGCTCTCGTCATATTCCAGTTCTTCCGGCCAGCCGACTGCAGTGAACAGACGGCCGAGAATCTGGGCAACGGAAACCTTCCACTGCTCATCCCAGTTGATATGGAACAGGTCGATAAGACGCTGCGGGCATTCGTTTCCGGTGTAGCAGATGATGCTAACACCATAGTCCTCGTCCGCTTTCTTAAGAAATTTCATCTTCTCGCCGGCCGTAATCGGCTCGTACGGCTCCTTGGACAGCACCGGGTCGTTCTCGATGAGGTAGTTCCATACGGACGCTGCACGGCGTCTCCAGTCGAGCTTCCCGAGTTCTTCCTGGGGAAGCCTGCACTGAATCGGGTACGGAACCGGTTCTTCCTTCATGCCGGACGGCATGGCGATGTACGAGTACTTGCCATCCTTGACAGCCTGGTAGAACTCGCGCTTGATTTCGAGCAGGCGCTCGCGCACGACCGCCTTGTCCATCGTCTTCAGCATGAGCTTCACCATGTCCATCATGCGTTCGCGGGAGAACAGCGTGGTCGAACTGCGCACGATTTCAAGACCGGTCACGGCGAAGTCAGGTGTCAGTTCCATAGAGCCGATGCTAACGATGTTGCCTTCCTCGTCCTTCACCGGTTCCTTGTCCAGGTAGACGATGTCTTCGTTGGATTCGGCTTCGCAGATGTACTTCTTTTTCGCGGTGACGATTGCCTTGTAGATGCACTTCTCGCGCTTGAGGAACAGCTCGTTCTTGAGGTATCCCCACTTTGTAGCGTAGGCAAGCATGAACTCGTCAAGCTTCTCTTCAAGGATAACCGCGTCCATCATGCGGCAGAAGTCAGTGAGCCTGTAACGGCTGTAGAGAATGCGATGGCCTTCGCTGCCCCACACGATACCGTCGTGGAACATAATCTTGACCTTGGAAAGACCGGTCTTCTTGTCAATGGCGCGGTTCTCCGGGTCATGCCAGGTATCGTGCGCGTACTTGTTGCACATGCGGTTGAAACACTTCTTTGACTCGAGTTCCTGTGCTTCGGAATTGTCGAACGTGAAACGTTCTACCTGCTTGTGGCCCTTGTAGACGATGACTTCGGTACCGGTGCCTTCCTTCTTGTGGAACTCCTCGAAGAGGTCGCCCACCTTGCAGTAGAATGAGTCGGTGTCGCCGTGTGACATTCTCTTGTACAGAACCTGGCCTTCGTCATCGAGAATGGTGCCGAGATAATCCGGGTTAATCTTGGGGACATACCCGAACGCATCGATAAACCGCTGGTCGTGGCATACCTCCTCGTTGAGGTAATGGGCCAGCTGCTCGATGGTGAACTTGATGAGGTTTCGACCGTACGCGGTAATGGATGCGGCATTGTCCACGTCGTACAGCGGGAAGTAGTTGGAACCGAGCAAGCCGTACAGCGAGTTGCCGAGCACCTTGTACACCTTCTGCATCATGTCGTAGATGCCGGTCATCTCGTGGTCGCCCGCCTTCTTGGCGGCCTTCATCTTGTTCTTCAGGTTCGCACGACCGTCGAACAGGAGTCGAGTGACCTTCGGGACGATGCCTTCCTTGTCCTTCCTGAAGTATACCCTGTACTTGCCGTTGTGGGTCCACGGGCTCTCGATGAGCGTCGCCCTCTCTTCCTCGGTCATCACGTAGTCCATCGGCTTGATGACCTTCGTTTCCGGAGAGGTATTGAACGTCATCATGATTGACGGATACAGCGAGCGATAGTCGTACGAGACCAGCCATTCGTAGAATCCCGGAATCGAGTACACGAATGCACCGGGGTATTCTTCCTTCTGCTGCTCCCTGTATGCAGGGAACACCATGCCGTTCTGGTGCAGGTAGTTCATCACGAACCCGACCAGCATCTTCTTGGACTCGAAAACAAACGAGAACGGGACGTGCGCTTCCGCGGCAGCGGTCACGCACAGCTGGAACATGCGTTCCTTGAGCTCAATCTTCTTCAGCAGGCGTACGTCCTGCCAGTTATAGTATATGAATTGCGACCAATAGTTCTTCCATGACCTGTAGCCGTCAGGGAGCGGGGCCTTGTGCTCGTTACAGACCTTGCCACCGATATAGTCCAGCTTGTAGGAAGGTTCTTCAGAGAAAGTATACTTGCGGTAGAGCGCCAGGAAGTCGATGACTTCCGTGCCGGCAATCTGCAGCTCGCCATCCTTGGTGACCCACGCCTTCTTGAACTGGGCGGGGAGCCTGGACATGAGCTTCAGCTCGACGCCGAGCTTCTCGGCGCGGTTAACCATGTACGTGGTATCGTAGGAGAAGTTCCAACCCGAAAGGATTGCTACTTCGTTGTTTCCAATCTCGGTAAACAGCTGGCGAAGAAGGTCGGCCTCGGTCTCGCAGAGGACGTACTTGCCGTTCTCCTTGGCCATGGCCTCCTTCACGTCATCATCGATGTCGCGGCCTACGCCATAAGTAACATAGTTGTCGGTAGCAGAAAAGTAGATGGTGACGCAGTTGATTGGGTACTCTGCGCGGTGGGCCGCCGGGAAGCGGCCCGTAGTCTCGACTTCGATATCGAGGAAGCAGATGTTAATCTTCTTCATGTCCGGCTTGAGCATGCCGGTGTTAGCGTAGTGCTTCTGGAGGAACCTGGCCCTCGGGTCGATGTCGATTTCTGCCAGGTGGTTGTGGGGTCCGCGATATCGCTTCCTGATGTCCTGCTCGGGCGTGGTATGCCTCTGCACTGCATACATCTCCCTGCCGTAGATGTCCTTCATCCCGCAGGGCATTGCGCCGAACTCACCCCTGTTGGGGGTGTAGAACGTGTTAACTATACGTTTCTGTTCAAGCGTCCCGTCGTCGTACCAGAGGAACAGGTTGTCCGTGTCCCTGTCGTGGTAGATTGCAGACCACATTCGGTACTGCTGTGGCTCCTCCTTACCGGATAGAACTGTAGCAGTACCGACAGCTCTCTGCTCCACCCTCGGGTCCGGTGGGGCCATTGTCGATACATTTTCCATAGGTTTCCAAGAACAAATATAGCAAGTTTGCCGGGGTTTAAAACAGAAAATCCCGGGAAATCCCGGGATTTGAACAAATAAAATATTCGACTGATTACACGTTAGACTACTTGTCGCCCGGTTCGCCGATATACTTGGAAATCTGGTCGAACTTCTTCAGGACCTTCTCGGCATCGGCCTTGCTCTTCTCGTCCACCCCGAGACTCTTCACGAAATTGCGGAACATGTCAATCTTGCGCTGCTTCTTGCTTTCCTCGGAGAACTTCTTGTTGGAATCTGCCTTGGAACGCTGTGCGGATGCGGCGGACTTGGCCGCGGAGTCGAAGTTGCCGGTCTTGGCCTTGGGTTCACCCTTGGCTTCGTGGGAGGCGTCTTCGGTCACGAGCTTGGTGACCTGCTTGTCTTCCTTCTTCTCGGTAACGGTATCGTTCTCGGTAACCGGCTTGTCGGTACCCTTCGTTGCAACCTGGGTGCCCTTGGCTGCAGCCGGAACGCCCTTGACTGCCTTGTTACCCTTGCTGAGGTCAGGGTTAGAAGCCGTCTTGGCCTTGCCGACCTTCTTGGAGTCGGCCGTCCAGCTAGAAAAGTCCACCTTGGTTCCTTCGAAGCAGGCGGATTCCATCATCGGCTTCGGGTTACGCACCTCGTTGTACGGGCGTTGCTGTTCGATTGGCTGGTTAGCAATGCTCTCGAACAGGGAGAGCATCTTATCTTCTTCTTCGAGGCTGAATGCCATGGTAAATACCTTCCTAGTTGGTTTGATTTGCTCGAAAGTTTATATGATGACGCAATATTTTACAATTCCACGCAGAATAAACTGCACATTGAGGAATCACCTATGGACATCAATATCCCGAGAACGGCCACGGTAAGCCACGAATTGCCGATTTTCAACGAACTCAGTCAGGAATCGGGCCTCCCGGTAAGCGAGGTCAAGGCCAGGTTCCGCCGCAAGATGATTGAGCTGCACGACAAGGCGCTCGACGACCCGAGCACGCAGCCGATGGGCGGCGATTCGCAGGACATGGTCCACGCGGCGGTGAACGAGCTCCGCAAGGAACTCCAGCACCCGGAAGAACAGCAGAGCGACGATGACGAGTACCAGAGAATCATGGGGTTCGACCCGAGCAATCCGGCACCCGGTTCCGACATCTTCGGCGCGGACGACGGGTTCGGCGACTTCGGCGACTTCGGAGCTGGCGGTGGCGGCGGCTTCGGGGGCGGTTTCGGTGACGGCGGCGGCTTCGGGGGCGGTTTCGGTGACGGGGGCGGATTTGGCGGCGGTTTCGGCGGTGGCGGCGGAATCGACAACATGGACCTCGGCTTCTCCGACGAGGGGATGGACGCTGTCAACTCCGTTGCGGAAGAAGGCTTCGGCGACTTCGGCTCAGAGGACGACGGCGGCAGCGTCAACGCGATGTCCGACATCGAGCCCGGTTCACCCGACGATTCCGCGGATACGGAAACGGGAGACAGTCAACTACCCACGTCCTGAAGGGCGTGAGCTTGCGGATTCTGCCTGAGCTTCGTCCACGATTGACCGGTTGACATCGGCCTGCCCGAGAATACCGCGGAACCGTAGACAGGGTTCGCGACGATTGAATCGGGGCGGTGACGGAGTGCGATGTTGGACGCGGCATTTATGTCCGCGTCCAGCAGCACTCCGTCGGACGCACGATAACGAGTACCCTGCCTGATGCCTTGCGGCATTCCTCTTGAATCGAGGAGGGACGTGTAGGCAGGTTCAACCGTTGCCACTTCTTTCCCTAGAAGCGGTGCCTTGTACTCCAGTACGGACTGTATTTCCCGTAAGGGAACTTGCCCGAACCTGTTATTGTGCTTCCTTTTCTTGACTTCTATGGTCACCCCGATAGGGGTGACGACTTTCTTTCTGGAAGTCCTCTTCTTGATTTTAGATAAGTCCTCAACGACGTAGGTGTGGACTGGCTTCGCGAGGAGCCAGTTGACTACGCGGTGTATTTCGTTCCTCGAGCGATTCCTTTCCGTACGGGAAAGTCTCTTCATGTGTCTTTTCGCCGACTTGGTGTTGCGCGACCTGAGGCACCGCCTCAGGTAGCGCAGCTGGCGTCTCTTCCTGCTGAAATCCCGGTCAATCCATCCCGTGTTGTCGGAGCATGCGACTATCCGTCGCATGCCGCGGTCGATGCCGAGGACGCCGCTCCCGGCGTCCTCCGCCCGCGGCACGTCGAACTGCAGAGTAAGCCAGAACTGGCTCCGGCGGAAGAACACGTTGCAGTTCTGAACTCTGTACAAATTAAGGAGCTCGGCGAGCTTCGTATAGGGGCTGAAGGTGCAGTGCGCCCTGCGGCCGCCCGGCACCGTCAGCTCGACCGAACTCGCTGTCAGTTTTCCGTATAGGCGCTTGTCCAGAATCATCGAGAGGTTCTTTTTGTAGGGAACATCGAAATCGGTGTAGCAGTTCCTTATCGCAGATTTCCAGTTGCTCACGGCTTCAAGTATGCATTTGAGCACCATCTCGCTCGACAGCTCCGGGAACCTGCTACGCAGGTCCCGGTAGTAGCGGGACTGCACGTCGTATCTTGTCAGCCTGTGGTGTACGAAATCTATTTTTTCGAATATCTTGCTGAGGTAGTTGTAGCAGTCACGTTCCACCGAAAGTACATCGATGTACTTCTTCCTGGTTTCCTCGTCCGGGAACGACAGCTTCACGTTGTAGCTTACTACCATATTCCTAATATACTATTTAATACTGGTTCCGTCAAGTATTTTATTGGTTGACAGGCCTCCTATGCCGCCCTGAAGGGTTCCCGTGCGGCATAGCCGCACGGCGGCATCTTCCGGCCCTTACTTTCTTCTGCGAACTGCCTCCCGACGATAGTTCCGACCTAGTCGAGGGCTAGTCGCCGAAGTACATGCACTTCCGTGCGAACTTGCTCTTCGCGCTGGCGAACGTAAGGAACAGCCTCCCGTCGTCGGAATGGAGCATCTCGAGCACGGCGGTGCCGGCATTCCTCACCATCATCGTACTGACGTCCATCGGCAAGTCGATGGACTTTTTCGTATCCATCATCTTCACGCCGGTCATCGTGATTGTGCCGGCATACCGGTCCTTGTACCCGTACTTGATTTCCACGGTGTTCTCGTCCAGCGGGACCAGCTTAACCGGGGCGATGGGGTCCATGTAGTTGAGACCGTAAATCATGTCGATTGTCGCCATCATGCCGAGCGTGTCGAACTTCATGTACGATTCCATGCCCTCGCTGCTTCCCGTGCGGAGCTTCCCCTCGCCGTAGCTGTAGGTGATGGCGTAGAGCTTCCCGGCGACCCTGACCTTCTTCCTGGCGAAGTCGAAGTCGAACGAGCATACCGGGTCCGTGCTGACGGTGGGCATAATCTTGAACACGTTCACCGGGATTGACGCGGCGAAGTCAGCAACATCCATCGACGAATCCACACCCAGGACCTTCACCGTATACGGGAGAGTCGCGATGCACACCCGGGAGTCCCCGGTGCGGAACGAGAACGTCCCCTCGTTGCATGCAATCTCCACGTTCTCGAAGTTGTAGCACGAGTCAATCAGGGACGACATGACCATCTGTTCAATCTGCAGCGTGATGTCCGGCGAGAAGCCTTCGTCCAGTTCGAACGGCTCGAGCATGGGAAGACTGGCCTCCGATTCGAAGCACTCCAGGCCCTCGTTGTAGGATGAGCCGATATAGAGCCGGCCGTCGGATACCCACATGGCGACCAGTCCGTCCTTGACCCCCTTGTCGCACATGACGAAGAAGTCGCTTAGGTTCACGTATGCGTCGCTGTCGAGGCACTCCGCCTTGAGCGTGGCGTCGATGAGGGCGGTTGCGCCCTTGTCGGTGGTGAGCTTCATGAACACGAGCCCGTCCTCGTCCTCGTTGACGAACGTCTCGACATGCACCTTGCTGTCCTCGGACTCGCAGGAAAAACCGATGAACGAGACCGCCTCGCGGAAGCCGGTCACTGTGTTGAACATTGTAAGTTTCGGTGTAGACATATAATTTCCTCTTTTACGGCAAGGAAACTAATACAAAAATGCGGGAGCCGAAGCCCCCGCATCCGTATATTCTTGCTGAATTCCGCTAGAACAGGTTGTCCAGGGAGTCGATGGCCATCTCGGTCTTGTCCTTCCCGGGTTCCTCGGAATTGCTCCCGTCCTCTGACATGTCGATGCCCGCGTCGAGGTTGTCGTCCATGCCGTCGTCCATGCCGTTTCCGACCATGGACTGGGCGTTGTCCATCATGTCGCCCATCTCGCCGATTCCGCCGAAGTCCACCGGGGCGCTCTGGTCGAGACCCTGGCCGACGCCGGTGTTGTCGTCCTGCGGGAACGTCATGGCGGCGGTTTCCTTTGCGACGTCGTGCATTGCGGTGCCGTCGGTGTTGTACACTTCAGGGAACCACTTGCCGAGGTCGGTCTTGAACTTGGTTACATCGACCTTGCCGCCCTCGAGAGCGTGGGCGAACTGCCTCAGGCCCTTGATGGGGAGGGTGGTGTCGAGCGCCTTGTAGTCGTCGAAGGAGAGGAACTGGTCAAGGATTTCGTCAGGAATCATGTTCTTGACGCCCGGGAAGCCCTCGTACCATTCCGTTGCGGACGGCTTCACGCCGCCGGCCTGGTTGTCGTTGACGTAGTTGATTGCGTCGGACACAATCTGGGCCATGTTGTCCCATGCAGCCTGTGAAAGGCCGGAACCGTTGTCCGGGTCGCTCGGGATGCAGAACTCACGGAACTCCAATGTCTCGTCGCCCTTGCCGTTGCCGCCGTTGACCCCGTTGACGTCCCCTGCATCCTGCGGCTGTTCGGTTCCGTCCGCCGGTGCGCCGCCCATGTCACCACCGCCAAGGCCCCCGCCCATGTCGCCGCCGGCATTGCCGCCGGGAAGGCTGAAGTCCTCGGCACTGAAGTCCTCGGCTTCGAACTGGGCTTCCGCCTGGTTGCAGATGTCGAGGAGCTTGTTGAGCTTCCAGTCGACCGCCTCGTAGCGGGTGATGTTGTTGGTGTCACCCGCGGCGAGTCCCAGGGTGTCGTTGAAGTTGTCGCCCGGCATCTTGACCATGCCCACGCCGTTCATCATGTTGTTGCGTTCCTCGTCGGAAACCTTGGTGATGAGGTTGCGTGCTGTCTGGCGGATTGACTGGGCGAAGTTGCCCTTGAACTGGTCTGACTCGAGAGGCACGGTGTACAGTGTGCTGTTGCCGTCATCAAGGGCCAGCTCGACGCTGATGTTGCCCTTGGTGTTCGGGTACCTGAGGTTCATGGTGACCGGCTCGCCGTCGCACACGAACTCGCCGTTGATTGACGTCTTGTCCATGTCCATCCCGCTGAGGTTGAGACGCATCGGGGAATAGGAAGTGGACGACGTGGACTCCGCCATAATCTTCACGGCGATGTCTTTCAGGCTAAGGTAGTTCTTCTTCTGGAGGAGACTCTTGTTCTCGTATGTGCGGTGGTCCCAGTCCTGCTTGGTCTGGTCGCCGACCGGGCCGAGCGTACCCTTCATCATCTTGACGGAGGTAGTGCGGGCCGGCTTCACCGGTCCGCTCTGGGTCTTCGTATATTCGAAAGCCTTAGTAAAGTCTTTCAGGGAGATGCCGTTACTCACTGGGAACCTCGTAATTCGATTTCCCAGTAGTTTATATAGTTATTCGACCAGGCTCTCGTGGTTGATTTCGCCGCCGTCGCTTTCCAGTGCCGCTACGTACAGGGTAATCGGGTCGGCCGGGTCGGCCCCGGCGATGGACGAGAACGCCTTCGCGGTCATCTTGTCGCGCTTGTCGGTCTTGATGTGCCTAATCTCCATCTCGTAGTCGGTGTCGATTCCCTTGAGGATGTTGAAGTACATGGCGGGAATCTTGCGGAACTTGTCGTGGGAGCTGGCGTAGGCCGCGTCGATGTTGGCTGCCGAGCCCATCCTGGTGCAGTTCCTCGGGATGGTGTTGGTAATCTGCTGGCCGGTGCGCCCCTTCATGTAGATGTTGACCTTGCTGTGGGTCAGCACCACGGAAACGAACTGGCATCCCGGAACCATCTTCAGCTCGTCGCACATGGTCTTGAGCTCGTTCCTGTCGAGCGCCACGGTCGCCAGGCAGTTCATCGGGTCCTTGTCGCGTTCCAGCGGCGAGTGTCTCGCCTTCTGGTCGAACCTGGTCGGGTCAGCGCAGACGGTGCGGGCCACCTTGGTGGCCGTCTCCGCGTCGCCGTTCATGAACTTCACCATCGGGTAGACGTGCCCGTTCGTGAGGGTCTCGTCCAGCACGCTAACGGAAGCCCCGGCCGTTCCCGGGAAGCCAACCAGCTCGCAGAAACGGATGAACTCCATCAGGGAAGCGACGCACACCTCGTTGCCGCCGAAGTCCAGGTCGTGGGGGCCGGCGGATATGTGCAGGAAGGTCGCCGTAGTCGGGACGGTGATTCTGCACCTGCCGTTGGCCTTGAAGAAAACGGTGGCCTTAGACTTGCTCACCATCGTGAGTTTCTTGAGCAACGCGAAGAACTGCGGGCTCATCGTGATTATCTGTGGTTCCATAGGTCATTATCCTCGGAGGCGCTCGATTGGCCTCTCTACAAAGTTAGCAATTCTTTCGATTCCCAGGTTCATCTCCGGCGTGTTCGGGCGCACGAAATACTCCAGGCTGGACCAGCTCTCGATGGGCACCTGCATCATCGGTATGGAGAACTTCCGGCAGATGCCGGACATCACCGGGCCGAGCAGGCCTCGCTGGTCGCCGAGCTGCTGGAAGAAGCCGATGTATTCCAGTTCCTGTATGTACTCGCCGCGGATGGCGACGAACGGGCCGTCCATCACGGCCACCGGGTGCGACCCGAACGACCCGGAAATGCCCTCTACCCTCCGGCGTTCACCGGTAATCTCGCTGTACATCCCGTACGTCCCGTATGACACCGGGCACCTGTCCCAGGAGCCGTCCGGCATCAGGTACCCGTACCCGAACGGGGCGACCGCGCCGATTCCCTCGGGGACTTCGGCAAGTGCCCTGTGGAAGGTAGGGTCGGTGATTATCGAGGTTGCCGACACGAGGACGAACCAAGCGGGTGTCAGGCGTACGTCCTGCGCCCTGTAGGTCTTGAGCGCGTTCGCTATCGCCCTGGCGAACGACGGCGGTATCTGCCGCTTGCCGAACGACGCTCCCCCGCTGGTGCGGAACAGGCACTCGTCCTTCGAGTTCGGGTACTCGTCGTACTTGCCGCGCATCCCGGTGGAGCTGAACACGATTGTGACTATGGGGCGTTCCTCGGCGAAGCGGAGCATGTCATTCCTGCTCGGCCTGCTCTGCCTGGTGGCGGGACCCCCTGTGAGGACGTTGCGTATGGCGTTCAGCCTGGCGGACTCGGCCTCCACCTTCCTCAGGGCCTCGTTCCTCCTGCGTGCCGACTCCTCCTTCCCGGCCTTCATGGACGCGGCGATTGCCGCCTCCATCTGCTCGATTGGTGTGGAGAACACGACCGGCGGGGTGGCCAGCTGCGTGATGCTAGACAGCTTCTTCTTTGACAGCGACAGGTGGCGGATGCGCGTAATCTTCACTTCTACGCCGGAGGCGACTACCCTCTCGACGTCCTCCTTCAGCCACCCCTTTGGCGGAACGGACGTCTTTCCCGTCGGCGGCGCTATCTTGTCCTTCGAGAGCACCCGCCGGCACTTCCCGGCTATGAAATCGTCCACCCAGCGCTCGCTCTTGAGGAACTTGTACTTGATTGCACGCCGCGTATAGTAGGTGAGGCCGTCACAGTAGTATGTCCTGGCGTTTATCTTGTCCAGGGCGTCGTCCAGCTCGCTCCTCCTGTAGCAGAACTGGCAGGCCCCGGTGCCTACCGGGTTCTCCGCGAGCTTTACCAGGCCGAGCATCCTGAGGTTGGCGAAGTGCCCGTCGGATATGCCCATGTAGATGGCAGCGACGCTTGACGTCAGGTAGTCGGGCAGCGGGGTGCGCCTGAACCGCCTGTACGTTCCGTTCCGCAGGTACTTCAGCAGCGATGTCTTGCTGTACCTGTACGGGTCGCCGCGCTTCCTAGGCTCATACGAAATCTTTCCCTCGCGGGTGTTCCTTCTGAGCGTGTACTTGTTGACGTCGAGCAGAACGGCAGCGACCGCGCGCCTTATCGGCATGGTTATGTTGCTGACGATGTACTCGGGAAGCCATTCCCGGTAGAACCTGTCGATGTCCTTGCGGTAGACCGCGCCATGCCCGGTTACCGGGGATATGTGCGTCCGGAGCTTCCCGGAGCGTTCGTACATGGTGAACTGCTCCGGCTTCATCCCCATCTCCACCATGGCCTCGGCCTTGGTGAACTCGTGCATCGGGTGCAGGTTGTCCGGCGGGGTCAGCCGGAACTTCGCTATGGCGTCCATTGCGGCAGTGTACTTGAACAGCTTCTTGCCGGACTCGTCGTACCTGAACGGTATGTCGTCGAACACACCGCTCGACTTGAGCTTCGGGGTGGGCACGTTGAGGTATCTCGACAGCCACAGGTAGCCGACAAATTCCGGAGCCTTGTTCCTGTTCTTGTAGGCGGTCTTGAGTATGGCTGGCATTAGAAGAACACCTCCGGTTTCCTGGAGTTCTTCTGCTCCTTGAACTTCCTGATTCCCTCGAACC